AGTTCTATTAACTGGTGCAGGTATTTTGATACACTCGCTTATATCCCTAACACAAAAGGACACAGAATGAACTCAGCAATCGCAAAAGCCCTCGACCTCGGACAACGCCTCGTGTCGCTGTTCATCGCATCAGCGTTACCAATCATCACAGGTGGAGCAATCCTCGGTGTAGATGTGGTCAAGTCCGCTGGTGTCGCTGGACTCACAGCCCTGTTCGGTGTTGTACAGAAACTTGCAGCAGCGTCGGTTGATGGCGAGTTGACCTCGGAAGAAATTGCGGCAGCGTTCGGCACACCGAAGAAGAAGGCAAAGTGATGTCAAAGGGTGAGAAGTATTCTTCAAAGAAAGCGAAGATGAAGCACGAGAAGATGGAAGGTGCTAAAGAACGCATGAAAGAATACGGCAAGAAGTCTAAGAAGAAGAAATGAAATTTCCTGTAACCGAAGTTAAACTCCCTAAAGATTTGAAGGGAGCAACAAACGGGCGTTTGCCTGAGGTTTTGTTGCGTCCTATCACACCTGCAGGGAAACTGCATCATCTTGCGGCACGAGCATGGGAAGCAATGCACGCCGCCGCTATGCAGGCTGAAGGAACCAAGCCGTTTAAGCCGACATCAACGGCTGATGCTTACCGTTCTTTCGAGCAACAGTTGGCAGGGTTCATGTCACGGTTCGTTGAGAAGGACACAGGCTCAGGAACGACACGCACATATCAGGGCAAGAAATGGTTTCTTAAAAAAGGGATGGCTCCGATGGCATCCCCAGGCACATCGAATCATGGGTGGGGTTTGGCTGTTGATGTTTGGTCAGCGAACGGTGCACGTTTAGATTGGATGTTGCAGAACTGTGATAAGTATGGGTTCAGTTGGGAAGTTCAATCTGAGCCGTGGCATATCCGTTATGTCGCTGGCGAGGATATCCCTCAAGCGGTGTTGGATTTTGAAGCGAAGAATAAGCCTGCATAATGGACGGCGGGTGGGCGTTAATACTGTCTGCTGTAGTTACAGCGGTAGGCGGTGTGATTGTTGCACTCCTCGCCCAGTTCCGTAAAGAAAACCAAGAAGACCACGCTGTTGTTGCGGGCATGTTGCAACACGTATTTGGTAGTGTCAGCAGGGTGGAAGTTAAAGTTGATAAAGTTGTTGAAGATTTAGAGAGCCATATCAAAGAACATAAGAAGTAGTATGCCGACAGCATTCTGCAATAAATGTAACACGCTAGTTACGCATCAACCAAATAAAACTATTGGTTGCCGTTGCGACCCAGACGCCCCAACATGGGTGGCATATAAACCTGACGGCAAACTAATGGCAATGTCCCACGCAGACTACACAGAAACAACCGATTAACATTTCGTCGACCTGCTATCTTGTCAAGTCCTATGACAAGAGAAACGCTATACAATATAAGGAAATTCTTGGTTAAAGCAAGGGTCGCAAGCCACACAGAAGAACAAGAATTCTTCGAAGCGTTAGAAGCATTAGACCGCATGATTAAAACAACCCCATCACAGCGGATACCTCAGCAAGTAAACTGATGCTATGACCGAAGGGTACAAACATACGATGGTGCTAGTCATCTGGCATGACGCACATTCGGTGAGCACAGGCTGGATGCCGACAGCAGACATCGAACCTGACCCTGCTGTAGTTCACTCCGTAGGCTGGTTGCTACCTGACGCCAAACCAAACCACATGGTTATCGCCCAATCATATGTTGATGAGTCATCAGACCATATTCTTGCTATCCCTTTGAAGATGGTTGAGCAAATAAAAATCTTGTCTTAACAGTTGACACGCACACTAATGTGCGATACAGTATTACAAGTATCAAATACGAGAAGGGAAACACATGAACATCACGCTACAACGCATAGCAAAACCAACACACGGGGAACAAGACTGGCTAGACCTCAGATTCTGGGACTCACAGAAACGTAAACGAGTATCAGCATCAGCAGTCGCAGCCATCTACGGGCTACACCCGTTCGTACCAGCAGACAAATACGCAGCCGAACTATTAGGCGACGTACCACCATCACCGATACCACCGAACCCTGCGATGGAACGAGGCAACCGTCTCGAACCGTTCGTGTTGCAATGGGCTTGCGATAAAACAGGTATCGCATACACCACACCAGAAGAAATGTTTATCGCAGAAACACCCGAAGGTGCACGCATGATAGCCACCCTCGACGGCTTATACGAAAACGGTGACGACCGCAAAGTGTTGGAAATTAAAACGATGTCACGAGAATGGGAAGGCGAACTACCCGATTATTGGCGTATACAAGGAATCCAGCAAGCCATCTGCGCCGACGTAGACCTCATCACATGGGCAATATTCGACTCAACAATGGTTCTCTACATCCATGAACAGAAGATAACCGACGCCGAAAAGCAGGAGCATTGTGACGCTGTAGCGAAATGGTTGACATCCATTGACCTCGGCATCACCCCAGAAGGCGTGCATTGGTCATACGAAACGATTAGCACCCGCTATCAGAAGCCAACAGGGACAACAGTTGAACTGCCACCAACAGCATCAGAACTAGTGGAACAACTGAAGCATGTGAAGAAAGAATTGAAAGCGTACACAGAAATGGAAGACAGATTGAAAGCCGAACTGTGCGAAATGATTGGCTCCAACGAATACGCCACCGTGAACGGCACAGTCATCGCCACATGGAAAGGCAGAACATGGGCGAGCCTAGACATCAAAGCAATCAAAGCAATGGAACCAGCAATAACAGAAAAATACAGTAAGAAAGTAACCAACAGAACACTTCTCTTGAAAGGGGAACGAGCATGAAACTAGAAGACATCCTTACCAAATACGCAGTACCAGACCCGTCCATCGTCGGCAAACTACCGAGAGGTGGCATCCAACTGGACTTCGTAGGTCACGCAGAAATCACACGCATCCTCATCGACATCGACCCGATGTGGTCATGGGAACCATGCGGTTGGGTGAACGGCAGACCAGCAATCACAGAAGCGAACGGCATGGCAGTCATGTGGGCACACCTCACCATCCTCGGCAAATCAATCCTCGGTGTCGGCTCGGTGCGTGCAGACAAACCTGACCTAGACAAAGAACTTGTCGGAGATTTCCTACGCAACGCATCCATGCGTTTCGGTATCTGTCTGTCACTCTGGTCTAAATCAGAATGGGATGACAACAAATCAGTAGCGGGGAAGCCACAAGCAGGCAAGGCTGTGGCTTCCACCGTGACTGACGAGAACTCACCGCTAACCAAAACACAGGTAAAACAGTTCGTCGAAGCCTGCGAGAAAGCAGGGCTGACACCTAGCGCAGTCGCAGAAAAAGCAGGCTTGAACTGGGCTGGACAAATCCTACAAAAAGATTTATCAACGTTACGCACAGCGTTCACCGAAATGAAAGGCGTAACCAATGGCTAACCACAGAACAGTAGACCCAACAGGCAAGACACGTTCAACAGCAATCATCGCTTTGCGTCTCACATCCGAACAAATGGATGTAGTCAAAAAGTTATGTAAAGAACGTGGCGTTAATCGAAGTGCACTATTCCGCCAACTGTTAGCAGAGGAGACGGCACGTGTCAAAGGAACGCGCTAAAGGAACCAGTTTCGAAACGTTCGTAGTGAACTTCCTGAAACAATTTTACCCACTCGTGGAACGTCGCACACTACACGGAGTGAACGACAAAGGTGACATCGCAGGCACAGACCCACGCCTCGTATGGGAATGCAAGAACCAAAAGATTCTCAACTTCTCAACATGGTTACATGAGGCTGAAACAGAACGTGTCAATGCTGGTGCAGAACTTGGGATAGTTGTGGCGAAACGTCGAGGCTACGGCAACCCATCAGACCAGTATGCGGTCTTAAGACTAGAAGACCTATTAACAATCTTAAAGAAAGCAGGATATTAGTGGAAGACATAGCACGAGAACTGTACGAATGTTTAATGGAACGCATCTACGGTTTGAATCAAGCACCAGCGAAACTTGGTGCGTCTCCGCGTGAACGTTCAGCGATGGATGCTTTCTTGAACCGTGGCTACGAGACAGTAGCAACCAATGATTGAACGCACCGAAGGATACCAACCGTCGCACGACATCAACCCGCATGACTTCAAAAAAGATTTAGCGTTCGGACATCAAGGCGAAGAGATTGTTACACAGTTTCTTTCCGACTTGAGCGACGGAGCGTTCGAAGTAAAGTATGACAGATTCCGTAACGGAAGAATTTTTGTAGAGTTCGAACAGAACCCACGAAACGCAGGCTGGAAGCCATCTGGTATAGCGGTCACTACAGCGAAATGGTGGGTGTACATGTTTGCACCCAACGCTTTCTGTATAATAGAACTCGGCAGACTTAAACGATATCTAAAAGCAAACAAAGAGAAACTACAAATCAAAGTCGCCGCCCCCAACTCGGACAATCCAGCGAAAGGATTCCTCATATACCCACAACAGGTAAACGAGTTGATGACCATAGCCACCTACGACTAGAGGATTAATGATTAAACATATACTTGCCACCGTGACAGGGTTACTGTTCTTGGGGGGGACTATCTCCGAAGCGAAAGCCCCACCACCTAAACCGATTACCGCAATGCAAGCAGTTGAACATCAAGTAAGGGAAGCGTCACCTGTGTTACCGATACCAGCCGAAGCACTCCACCCAGAATGGTGGGGGTTGGCACGGGAAGTAGGTTGGGCAGAAGACCAGATGCTCACCCTCGACTATGTGATTCATCGTGAATCACGAGGACAAACAGAGGCGTTCAACAAATCTGACCCTAACGGCGGAAGTATTTGCCTGCTCCAAATCAACAAGTTCTGGGTTAAATATCTACGCCAACACAACATCATCAAACAAGCAGAAGACTTGTATGACCCACGCACCTGTCTTACGGCAGGGCTAACCATCTACCGTTACGGTATCGACCGCCACGGCTGGGGTTGGGGACCGTGGGCTATCAAACAACCCTGATATAGTGGTGTCATGAAGGGAAATAAAGGAACCCGATGGTTTTGTGACCGTTGCGATATGACCTTGACCACATGGGTTCGTGTGTCTGAACCCCCGTTGCATTTGTGCGACAACAAACTCTCTAATAAAAGAGAACCAGTAATACAACCTATGAAAGAGGTATCTAAATGAATACGATAACGATAGTTGGCAACGTCGGCAAACCTGTGGAATTAAAGTTCTCGCAGGGTGGTATGGCTGTAGGAACATTTACTGTTGCTACAACTAGCGGTAAGGATGATAAGAAGGTTACGGTTTGGCATAACGTGACTGTGTTTGGTCAGATGGCAGAGTACACAGCGTCATCGTTGGAGAAAGGTAGCCGTGTAATTGTTGTCGGCAAACTCGACATCTCCTCATATGAGAAAGACGGACAGAAGAAATACACTACGAAAATTTTGGCTGACGAAATCGGTTTGACTTGCCGTTTCAACCCTGTCATGCAAGACAAAACCACGCAGGTGGTAGCGAATGTTAAGAAAGATTTCGGGAACATCGGATTCTTAGAACAAGAAGAAGCGTTCTAGTGGACATAATGGAATTAGATTTCGACCAATGGTTAGAGATTGGTGTGCGTAGCGGATGGGTTTCCCCGCCTGTCTGCTACACACACGACGGTCTACCTACCTCGGTGACAGAAGACGCAGAGTTTGAAGACGGCTCAGACCCGTGTGTTCATATCATGCGCTGTTACGAAAGCCAAGCACACAAAGAAGCAATAGAGTTGAACTACTCGCCTGCGATATGGAGAAACGGTTTCACCGATGAAGAACTGTGACGGCGCAGAGATACTGTTAGAAGCACATTCGCTGATAACTGGCGACAGACAAAAACAGTACGCCCACCCGCTAGAAGATTACACACAAGCAAGAGATATCTTTGAAGGCATGACAGGAATAGCGCTCACAGTTGAGCAAGCCATCTTGTTTATGGTCGCAGTCAAACTGTCCCGTCTTAGGACAGCATTAGATGGTGACGGCTGGCATCATGACAGTATTGTGGACGCAGCAGGATATCTTGGATGTCTTGCTATGGTTGAACATAAAAGGAGACAAAAATGAGAGCGACACTTTGTTCATGTTTGCCTAACCGATTGTTGCCAGTTAAGCCTGTTTGCGGAGATAAGTTAGATGATTCAGAAGAAGACTGAAGAAATCATTAAAGGGTTACAAGAAGAAGTGGCACGCCTCACAGCGTTGATAGAGCAACTGAAGTCTGAAATTCATACAGCAAATTTGGAAAGGTTTAGGCGTGATTGACTTGAAACATTTGGAATGGTACGACGACGCAAGATGTCGCGGTATGAAGACAAGTATCTTCTTCCCTGAAACTTCTGTCGGTGTATCCACCGCAGGTATTTACGATGAAGCAATCAAGGTGTGCAAGTTGTGTCCAGTTGCAGATAAATGTTTGGCTTATGCTATGGAATGCGAAACGAATGATGTCCGTAGGTACGGTGTGTGGGGTGGGAAGACGCCTCGTGAACGTGAGTACCGTAAGTATGGTGGTACGGGTGGCGGTAAGTTAATTGGACTTGCCCCGCTACAACGCTAGGGAAGGGGATACCTGCGGAGCAGGGCAAATCCAAACTTTAGTGTAACAGACTTCTGACTAGTTGTATCTGGTAGTTATGTTTGTGGTCAAGAGCGCAAGCGTCGGTGTCTCGGCGTGCCTGATACTCGGTCATATATTGGTATGCGAGGTGCTGGCGTTTAGTCCACCGTTCGTTTGTGCCGTGTCCTGACCCTCGCCAGTAGGCGACAGGCTGGTTGCCTGCCATCTTCACGACGAT